CAATCTCAGGAAACTCATAATCCATCGGATTATCGACCATTCGATTCGAAACTCTGTACTTATCTCCTTCTTTTTTCTTTGCCTGACGAACATAACGCATTTTCATAGCGTCTATGTATCTCAGTTCCTGTATTCCTGCTTCGGGATTTTTAAAATCGATTACCTTGTGATAGTAAAGTCTACCATCAACATACCAATTTCTATAAATTTCGTGAGATTTTTTATCAAAATCTAAAAGTTCTAAAATATGCTTAAATTCTTGCCTAATTTTTTTCTTGATACCATCACTTGCGTTCAAATTATCCAAATCAATTTGAACTGGACTATCATTCGTATCTGATACAATTGCTTCATTTACAATATCTTCAATAGCACTATCACACTCTGGGTGAAGTGCCATTTCACGATATCTTTTAATTAGATCAAATTCGGTTCTATAAACACCTTCAATATCTACATACGAACCAAAAAATCCACTACTTAAATAATGATCAACCCCGTCCTCCTTGTTAGGGGGAACGGGGGAAACCACGCCGGGTGATAATGGCTCATTATCTTCAATTGAAAAACCAAAAAGTTTCGCCATAATTTATTTTTTAACTTAGTTCTTTAGTCTATTTATTATGCTTCTTCATTAGTAGGAGTCCAGTATTGAACTTGGAACTCTACAGTAAATTCTTCAATTGTATCACTACTATCATAAGAAAGATCAATTGCTGCAATATTAGTTGGGAAAATATCATAGAACTTGTAGGTTTGTGCAACCTCAAGACCAGATCCAACGGGAGAATCAAAACCTACGTTGCTTCTACCTCTCTTAAACTGCTTGACGAAAGCATTAACCATATAATCATTAGGATCGGTAAAACCACTTCCATCAGCATATTGTCCAATAGATTGCATCCAAGCTTCCATTTGATTTCTAATAGCGAAATCTTGATCGTTAATAACCGTAATTGTCCAGGTATCAAATGTACGGTCACCAGCAACTTTAAAAATTCTTCCTCTAAAAGGAACGTCAATTGATGCAATATTGGATGCAGGAAGTGCAGCCGACTTACATAGCATTTTAAAGTTATTTGGTAATGCACCAGATCCTGGAATATTTCCGGGAATAGTTACCTCAAATAGATTGGGGCGAGCACCGCCCCCGATGAGTGCTGATTTGAAATCCTGAATTGAATGTGCCATTTTTAAGTTCCTCCTTGTTGTTGTTTTATTTTAAAATCAAACAGTACCAGCAACTTCTTCGAAACTTACACCCGTTCTGGTAGCGACGAATGTGAGTGTTACGTAGTTAATGGACTTGGCAGGCTTCAGGTAAATATCAGCTCTGAATTCATTATTATCAATAACATCTGGAGTGTTATTCGATGCATCACAAACAACCAAGAATCCATAGAGGCCTCGTTTTGCCTGTACATCACGGAGGTATGGTTCAACGATGTTTCTAAAGTTCGCTCTTGTAATCTCATCATTCAGTTCAAAGAGTTGTGCTTGAGCACTTCTTTGGAGTGCTTGCTCAACGGTTAGGAATAGTCTACGAACGTTAATTCTATCAAATGCAGACGCATATCCAAGAGCGGTTTTATCTCCAAAGAGAAGGATTCCAATACCTGGTTGATTAACGATTGCGTTAATTCTTTGTGGATAAAGTTGATCTCTTTGTGCTTTATTTGGATTATATGCAAGTTTAATGGCATTATTAATAATGCCTCTTTGCTGACCTGCGGGAGAGAACCAAGGATAAGCAACAATAGAAGTTCTAACCATCAATCCGGCAACATCTGGGTTGCAAGGAATATAACGGAACTTGTTATTGAATCTATCATAGGTGTACTTATAACCAGCATCAAAAACTGCATAAGATGAAGAAGAAAGGGGAGAGAAGAACTCCAATATATTATCAGTTTGAGTATCAGTATTTGTAAGATCTACAACATCTGCACGATGAGGAGAAATTACTGCGACACAATCCTTTCTTCCATTAGCAATAGAAATTAAGTGATTTGCTTTTGCCTGAGATTCAAATTTATTGCCCAATCCAGGACCCATGATTAAATAATCAACTTCAATTTCATCTTTGTTAGAGAATAGATTATATGAAGTAAAGAGATCACCAAGGGTTGCGGTCATACCACCAACTTCACCATTATAATCTTTACCACCAGATAAATTATAAGTTACATTTCCAAGAGCACTATAAGTTTTATCTTGAGCATCTTTATTCCAAAGACCCTCAGTATTTGTATACTCAACAAATGCAGTAGAGAATCCGGTTGCAACAACTGGTTCATTTACATTTAATTCGTCGGAAGGATTATCTCCAACATAAACATAATTTGAATATACTGCAAGATAATTTTTCCACCAAATTTTTTGTGGAGAGTTAACTGCCGAAATTGCATCAGTTGCTTTGGAAAGTCCAATATGCTTTTCAAGAAGGTTGCCCTGAACACCGGTAACTGTTCCAGTATCATCAACAATAACTACGTGTATTTCATCACTCTGACCGTTTCTATTGGCGGCATATTGTGAGGTTCCTGGTTTTGGTGCAATTGAATTCCAATAAATTGCAGTATTTGTTAGGGTTAAAGTTTGTTGATCATACCAATCTCTAATTGGATTAGTGCCAGTGTTAATTGTAGAAGAAGTTGTCGCAATACCTGAACTTGTAATAAAATCTACTATTAGATTACCACCACCTGTTGCTGCCTTAAAGGATCTTAGTTGCGATTTTTGTGCATAAGTTATTTCAGTTTCTACTCCAGCGGTAGAAACTACTGAATGAATTTTAACATCAACAGTACTAGCACCAATTCCAGTAACAATACCTTTTAAATATCCATTAAAGACTGAGGTTGTTCCAATTCCAGCAGAAGCAACATTAGTAAGTGTTGTGGTAACACCCATACCAACAGTTACTAGTGTAGTGGCTGCAGATCCAACGGTTAAAATTTGGTCTGCTTTGTCGTCAATCACACAAACTTTTAGGTTGTTTGCCCAAGAACCTGGGTTCTTTGCAGCAAAGATATAGTTGGCAATATCATCTGCATAGTTTGCTTCATAATCATCAAAATTCTTAATTTTGAGTGAGGCTTCACCTGCAGTAGAAACTCCAGAAGAATTTCGAATAGCATTTGCAGTTACTAAGTTGTCTCCATCTACTCTAACGACCTTAAGAACACCGCCGTATGAGAGGAATGATGATGCACTCATCCAATATTCATATTGTGAATCTGAAGAGATTGGTTTTCCAAAAACCTTGATCAATTCATTTTCCGTAGTAATATCAGTTGGGTTATCAACTGGACCAATTGCAAAAGGACCTGCAATAGCTCCAATGTTATCTAAAACATTATCAGCTCTTCCTACTGTTAGATCAACCTCTCTGACGAGTACGCCTGGAGATAATTGAGGAGTCGCCATTTTTTTCTCCGTAATCTCAGTTTAACTAAAAATTATTTATTAAAACGACACTTTACGTAGGGGAAATAAGACGCGAATATCTACCAATCAGGATATTCCCATTTTATATTATGCAATTGTCTTTTTTTGGACTCAATAACCCTCTTTACAGTACATTCTTTACATTCATAAGAAAAAGAAGATGCAACAGGCCCTCTATCTTTGCGTGTTCTATAAAATCCATCTATTAAATTTTTTACCTCACAACAAACTCTACATTCTCTATCAGTAAGCAACAAATGACCTAATTTGATTTGCTTATCTAAATCCATCACATATATTCCCACATATATGCGCGATCTCCGTATTCATCTAGGTGCCATCTATCACCATCCTGATCAACAAAACTATCTTCATCTAAACCATCAGAAACAAATCCAAATGGTGACATATCTTGTTCGATTTGATTCCTCTGCTCTTCATATAATCTCTTTCTTACATCTTGATCAGTAAGTTCTTTAAAATAATCTTGTGCTACTAACCAAGCATAAATTACAAGGCACATCGCTAAGTCATCATTACATCCTTCTTCTGCTTCAAATGAATTGTGTTTTTGAATAAAGGTTGTAAGCTCACTAATAATCTCATAATCATTTAAATATAACTTGTCTTCTTCGATCATCGTTTTGAGATTCAGACATCCAACTTTCTTCACTGTTTTGGACATCTTAACTCCCAACTGAGTCTTCTTTCCAGAAAACCCTTGTCCAACAATTTGACCTGCTCTTCCTCTCATAGAGCACATAAGAAGGTTATTATATTCTAAGTCATACTGTAGGATTGAAGCCACCTGGTCTCCAACATCATTAACTTCACATAAAATGTAAGCATCATTATAACTTTTTGCTATATCGTAAATAATACTTGGAAATAGCATAGGTTTTATTTCATTATTTCGATACTTAGCGACTACCTTATGTGGGAATTGTGTAATATCTACCACAGCAAACGCAGAGTAGTCGCTTCCTACGCCTCTAGCAACGTCTACAGTAATTAAATAGTCGTGCTCCTCTATAGGATCCACATAAACGTCTAAACCCGCACTGCGGGTCTTAGGGTGGTCATACACGAGGGTTCTGAGTTTGCTTGGAGCAATTAAAGTATCAACGGATCCCAGAAACTCACATTCAAACTCAACCTTAAATTGAGAATCTGAAGTATTTGCAATTGTTTGTTTTTTCCACTCTTCATCTCTTCCAGGAACTTCACTCCAGTGAACGTCGGTGAATATATACTCATTTTTACCCTTCTCAGCATCGTGCCACATTCGGTAAAAATGATTCATACCGTGTGGGGTAGAAACTATAATAACTTTAGTATTTTTACCTGAAGTAATTGTAGGATAAACTGAAGCAAAGAAAGAATCTGCAATATGATTTGGAACGAAAGCAAATTCGTCCAAAAATAAGATATTGAATGACATACCACGAACTGCAGAAGCAGAAGTAGAAGCAGCCAGGATCTTACTCCCGTTTTCTAATTCAAGAGATCCTTTGTTCCAAGATATGATACCTTGCTGCATCCACTTGGGAAGATTTTCATAAGCAGTCTGAAGTCTATCTAATAGTTCTCTTGCCGTTGCTGCTTTGTTTGCAAGAATACCAATATTTACATTATCATTAAAGACTGCATAATGAAGAAGAAAAGATACTACAGTAGTACTTTTTCCAGTTTGCCGAGGCATTTTACAGATATTGAATCTGTGATTGTGAAAATTTCTAATTAATTTTTCTTGAAAGTGATACGGTTTAAATGTCTGCAACCCATGATCAAGAGTTACAATCTTTACATAATTGTTTGCAAAATAAACAGGATCTTCCTGACATTTAACAAACTCAAGAATTTGCTCCTGAGTAAATTCAATAGCAGTATTTGCCTTTTTTAATAAAGGATTACCAAGATAAACATCATTCGACATAATAAAACCTATTTGTTAATTACAATTCCAACGACGAAGGGCTTTGTTGATTCTTGAATCTGGATCTCTTGCAGTTTTTGCGCTAGTCAGTCTTTTTTTCATTCCAGACATACGACTACAGAAAGATTTGCGACGAGATGCTCTTTTTCCTGTTGGATTTTTCTCAGTTACTGCGGTTTGAAGTTTTGAACCAGGATTTTCTCTACGATACGCCTTAACCGCTGCTGGACTTAATCCATCAGTTCTATCCTTTCGATTAACTGATTGCCAATCTTCTTCAATCTCAACTTCTTCTCCCATCGGTTTTACATAATTTTTATTTGATCCCGGTTTCGCTGCACTTCCTCCCTGAGGACCAAATGTTTGAATTAATGGTTGCCCTGGTTGAAGTTCAGAAACAGAATAGTAAAGTACATTACATCCAGGATAAACTTTTTGAAGTTCATCATTAATTTCTTTACGAGTAGGAAGTTTTACTTGTGGGAAAAATATTTTGAGTGAATAATATTTTCCTCTCCAAGAAAGAGTAACTGCGATGATGTTTCCAGTTTGTGCTTGAAGTCTTGTTGCTTCATCTACTTGAGATTTGAATCCTTCAATTGGTTCTGGTTTAATCAAATCAATAACTTCAGCAAAAGTATTACCATCTAAGTCTTCAATAGTTACGTCTTCCGTTTTTACACATCTATTGTATTTTTTACCAAAAAGTTTCTGAGTACCTTTCTTTTCATATCCAGGCCAACATTTCATTTCATCGATAATTTTATCAACCAATCTTTGCTCTTCCATCTCGCCACTTGCCACATAATCTGCAGCAGTATCAATATAATCTGCTGCTTTAGTAATCTTTGACTGGACCCATGCTTCTAAATCACCTTCACCCTTACCAACCTTTTTTTCTAATCTTTTAAGTGCATTATGAATAGTTTTTAATTCAGATCTTGCCATAGAATACTCTTCATCCTTCACGGAAACTTTGTCCCACGCTTTTTCGCCATATGAACATTCAGATCTTGACTCTCTCTTATCGCATAAAGGACAGTATCTTTCTTCTTCGTGCATAGTTGCCTCCGATTTAGTTCCCCAGTTGTCTGCGCCAACTTTACGGCACTTAACAAGTGCTCCAGATGCATATGCACTCGGCCAAACATCATACCGAGACTTTACCTTATGGTAACAAGCATCTTTTTTGCCACTACCTTTACCTGGTTTGTCTTTGACTTCTTGTAGGTCCATTTCTTCAGTTCTTACGTTAGTTGGTTTTGCTGCACTAGTTTTTTGTGGTTGATTTGGATCTTGAATATTTTTTCTACGTCTTGCTGCTTCTTCTTCATCTTTTGAAAGTGCTCTTTTCATTTTAGAACTCCCACATTTTGGTGTAGAAGTTTGACCTTCTTGACGAGCACATGGTTTTCCTGCCCACTTTCCACCAAGTTGAACCCATCCACTTTTACCATCAGAGGATTTAGATTTACCAAACCAATCACGGAGACCTTCATCACCCGATTTGGTTTCTTCTTTTAAATTATCAATCCAATCATCTGGAGTTTTACCATTTTTATCTACAAAAGCATTATGCAGTTGTTTTGCAGTCATATCATGTTTTTTCATAATATGACGCATTAATTTATCAATTGAATCATATGAAGTATCTTTCAATTTTTTTAGTTGATCTTCAAGTTCTCCAACTGCATCCTCTTCACATCCACAATGCTCCTTTACATCTTTAAATTTTTTATGATGCTTTTTAGCATCTGCTTCCATTTTCTTTAAACGAGTATAATAATCAGGAATTTCATCAAGATGTTGTAAAGCAATATCTTTTGCTAAATCATGATCTTTTGTGTGTTCATGCTCAATAGGTTCTCCCATATCAAGTTGCTTTTGTATGAAAGAAACTTCAAGACGATGCTTCTTTGCAATCTGTTCAACAGTTTTATGGGACTTAAATTTATTCATTAGTTAAATAAACCCTTCATATATTTATTGTTCGGGTTGATTCTGTGATTGTTGCTTTAGCAGTTTCGCTAATTCTGTGGTAGAACCGACAAAGAGTGCATTATTGACTGTTGTGGGTCCCTTTGGACTATCCTCTTCAACATCCTTTTTGATCTTATGTAGTGCCATGAGTTTTTCTGCAATTTCACTTGTATTTTTAATTAATTGTCCGGCAACTTCATATGCACGAGGCATTTCACTTTCCTGTGCTAATTCAAGAATTCCATTAATTGCTTCTTGCCCCTTCTCTACAAGCGAATATAAATTTCCTCTTGCATAATCATAATCTTTTTTAATATCATCAGCATCTGAAGCATATTTTTCTATTTTTTCGGAAACTTTTTCTGCTTCAACTGGAACTATTTCTCCCTCCACATTAAAAGTTTCATTTAACTTATCAAACTTTTTAGTCATTTTCATATCTTATCAAAATACAGTTCCATTAAATCCAAAATCATCTCCCTCTTCAATTAAAGTATTATCTGTAGAAGTAATCGATTTCACTTCAGCACCAGATAGATGCGAAGTAATTGTTGTATTATCTCTACCCCTTTCAACGGTAAGAGTATTCCCAGATTTTGCAGTAACATATAGTTCTTCACCTTCCAAATCAAGATAACTATTAATTGCAATAGAACTTGCATCATTTACAGATATTATGTTATCAGTTATGGATATGTCACTACTTAAGTTTGTAAGAACTATACCGGTATAATTTTGAATTGCTCTTGGTTCTACTGAATATACAATTTCTCGCGATGGAGTAGAAGTAACATCTCCAGCAATATACCCAATAGATGCTTTTTTGATAATATCCTTTGTTGCAGAAGAAACTGGGCCAAATAGGTATGTTTTTGCAGTAA